AAGTGCATCATCAACTTCTTTCTTTGATGCTAAATTACCAATTGAGTCAATGACAATAATTAAATGGTCACCACGTTCAATACTTGTAATTTGTTGCATAATGTCGGATTTTAACTGTTCAATATCAGTAAGAGGAGTATGAAGCACCCTATCAGTATCAATTCCAAAGGAATCAAAATAAGATTGAGGAGTACCAAATTCACTATCATAAAATAATAAAGCTGCATCATCATATTTGTCCAAGTAAGATTTGGCCATCAGTAATGAAAATGCAGTCTTAAAATGCTTGGATGGACCTGCCCACATTGTAAGACCTGGTGTTAAACCACCATCTAAACGACCACTCAACGCCACATTAATAATTGGCACCGGTGTTGATATCATATCTTTACCAGTAAAAAATTTTGATTTGGATAGAATCGATGATTCTTTAATGCTACTATTTTTTTTAATTTTATCTAAAATACTCATATATCATCCTTTAAAATGTTCCTGCATCCTTTTTTTCTTTAAATGCATATTCAGCTTCATAATCATACTTAGGCTCTAAATTTTTCTCAAGTATATCCTGAACTGTTGAAGATTCCATAGATACTTGTGAAGTATTCTCCTCTATTGTTGCAAGGTTTTCTTTGTTGATTTTGATTGATTGATCCACCTCAATAATTGTATTCAAAATGTTTTCTTGTTTCTCATCTTTTTTACTTAATGAAATGTTTCCTGCTATTAATAATAACACAGCTAGAGGGTCAAATACAAGCATAATCGTAAAGATTACCACACGAACCGCTTTGTCAATTGCACCATCACCTTCAAAGAACATATCGGCAACATACTTAATTGGACCAACATCAGCAACCAATTTGTTTTCTTCTTTTAATAATGGTAATCTTTTCTTATTAATTTCAGTAAGTTCTTTTTGTGTTGTTTGAATTTGTTTATCTAAAGAATTACTTGCCGTTGATGGATCTTTGGCACGAGCCAACAAATAATTTAACCGTTCTTCTGTAATTTTTTGTTGTGTATTGAGTGTTTTTAATTCTATTGAATTACTACCAAAATTTAATGTTGAATCAATGTGTGCTTTGGCTAAAAACCCAAAAATACCCATCGAAGTAATTAACATAAGCAATACAACTGCAATTGTTAAATATGTTTTAAGTAAAATTGGTGATGTTTTCCAATTACGATACAACCAAGATGTTGTAACTAATTTAGCAAACTCCATGGAAGAGGCCATAAAAACAACAGGCCAAAAAGCACCCATAAAAATAGCTGCCAAACCTATAATTGAATAATAACCAGCAATACCGGATAACAATATTGCGGCTAAAAATGTAAAGTATATCATGAAAAGAAATCTTCTATTGAACTAGTTTTTTCAGTAGTCCATTTCATACAGTCCAAAATAACTTTAATTGGTTCAAGGAATGCTTTATCGAATTGCATATCATAATCGATATACTCTTGCAATTCAAATTCTTTTGGCAAACGAGATGGATATGAAATAACTGTATCTTTAAATGGATTAGGCATTTTTAGATAAGTAAACTTAACCTTTTCACCTTCTTGTATAAGTGGATATTTTTTGGTGAGATTCTTTTGCTTTAAGTTGTGATTATAAAGAATCGCACCTTTAACGTGAATTGGTGTTCCTTTTTTATACAAACTTGCCGCATCAGAATAAGTATTTAGTCCGTTTAGACCACGGGGAAAAGATATCTCCTCTACTGGCAATTTCTTAAATTCTTTTCTGAAATCACCAATAAATTTATGAATATCATCTTGTGTGCCATTCACCATAAGTTTAATAGCCAATCTCATCTTCTCACGAATAGCAGATGGTGTGGAAGATTTAATCATTTCTAAGCCCATCACCTTCATCTTGGGTTCATTATATTGCACACCTTCATTATTATACACATTAAGAATGTATCGTTTCTTTGCCGTCCAAATACCTTTGTCGGAAAGACCTTCACGTTTCATTTGCATTTTTTGAGCATAAGCATGGACATACTCAGCAAGCTCATTGTAACTTCTATCAATATAAGGTTGAATCTTATCTTCACAGATTTTATCCATGAACTGGATGATCCGTTGTTTATCAGATACATCTTTTGTATAATATTTTTTGACCAATTCTCCAAGACGGAGATAAATTGAGTCAGTATCAGAGGCAATAACGTAATCTTCATTTTCAGTTCCTAATATTTTATTCATCCATTGGTTAATCTTGGCTTCTATCCAGCGAATAGACAACTGGCCAGCCGTGGTGACACCGAGTGCCATACGCAAATCATAAAAACGAAAATACTGACTACCCAAAGCACCATAAGCAGAGTTGAGAGAAACTTTCTTGGCGAGTTGTAGATTGTCATAACGTGCAATACGTTTTTCGATATCATATTTTTTAGATTCATCTGTTTCATTTTCATATTCTTGTTTAGCTTTTAACATCATCTTCTTAAACTTACTTCTATCGGTATACATTTCTTCCATCATTTTTGGTAAAAAACCTTGAATGTCGGTTCGAAAGAATTGTCCATTTGGTGTTAATGTTGCGCCAACTAATTTTGAAGTATCTACTTCTTTATTCAATAATTTATCGACAGATACACCTTCTGATAAAATCTTACGCATTTCATCTGTATAATCTTCTGGTTCAATGAGTGTTTCAGGACTTATGGAATATTGCATCATAAGATGGGGGTAAAGTGAATTTAAATCAAAACTAGCCACCCAATCATGAGCACCAACTTGAACCTCTTTAACATACGCACCCTCAAAAGCAGAAGTCTTTTCTTTGTGTTGTTTTGGTGGAACAATAATATTATCTTCCAACAAACGATTATATGTTAATGCGTCCCACATACGAGTTTGTGCAAAGACATCTTCATAGTTTGTTTTGGTATCATAGGCTAGAGTGTTTGCTAATTCCAACAACTTTAACTTATCTTCCAGTTTAAGAATCAACGCAACGTCTTTGATGTTATACTCAATAAACTTTTGAAAGTCTAAACGATACAATTGGTGTAAGTTATCAAATTCATCATAAGAGATTTTACCTTCGCCAAGTTCTACTTGTGCGATATTATCCAAACGATATGATTCTTGTGATTTTCCACCTGGCGCATACCATTTGTATAGTTCAATATAATCTAACGAAGATACACCTGAAATTTTATATTCTATCATTTCACGGCCATTGATGACCGTTTTTCTTTCATAAATGTTATTCCAAGGTGATAATTTCCTTGTTTCATCTTCACCAAGAATTTTATTGAATCTGTTGTAAAGATAAGGTATATCAAAAAACTTAGTATTCCAACCAGTAATAGTATCTGGACATTTTAACTTCCAGAGTTCCATGAATCTCTTACATAAAGTATATTCATCTTTACACTTTACATAAGTTTCTTTACCTTTAACTTCATATTCACCACAACCAAATACATACGTTTCACCACTAATGTATGTGATACAAATAGCGGTAATTGGTTCATTGGCTAGATATGGGTCAGGGAAACCATTTTCTGAACCCACCTCAATATCAATTACGGCAGTTAGAATCTTTTCTTGTTCCCATTCAACCATACCTTTATATTGGTCGGCAATATAAGCATATTCAAATGATGTGTTTCCGTAGATTACAGGGGCACCACCAACACCGTCAAATTGTTTAATATAATCTCTAGCTTCACGAATGTCACCAAAAATCTTTTGGTCTAATGGTAAACCCGTCAACGATTTATAGATTCCCTGTGGATTTCTACGAGAAGGTAAGTAGAGAGATGGTGAATATTCAACCTTTTCTTTTACTCTTTTACCATTAATAATACCACGAAAAAGTATATTATTGCCGGATACTTGAACATTTGTATAAAAATTAATCAAATTTAACCTGTAATTAATTGTTTTGTTGGAGGAATAACAATACCAGATCCAAAGATTTGATTGTAGTTATTAATAAAATCTTGTGCTGGAACATAAGAGTATACTACATTCTTCTTGGCCAAGGCAATGGTTGAACCTTTCTTTTGTTCGGCATGAATTGGAAAAGGTGCAAATCCTACATTAGGACTA